ATCATTAACAGTTACTTCATTATCCATTTATTATCTCCACTATTTATTTTTTGCTAGAATTTGAGTTGCTGATTTTAGCTTAGCCTCATCAGCTAATGTTCTATTCTTTTTCTTACTAAGAATATCAAAGTCTGACTGAGCTTTTCTCATTTTCTTGTTTTCTTCATCTGTTTCAGGCGTAGCGTCTGTGTCCTCATCATTGGCTAATGGCTTTTGTTCTGTATCGCCTTCTGGCGGCGCCATACCATCCATCTGTTGTTGCATCATTTCTGTTTGTTGCAACTGAGCATTAATCCAACGTGGATCGCCTGAATTTGCCTCATCTTCAATAAGTTCATCTTGTTCTTCAATATCTGTATCACTCTGTTGTAGAATGTTCTTACGAAGCCATTCTTGTGAGTAATACTTACCAACCATATCTTGAAGGTTACGAGCAAGATTAACACGATTCTCAATAATTTCGCCATCTTTAAGTTCTGTAAAGTAATTGTCTTTAGAGAAATCATATTTAAGATCAGCGGAAATATTATTAAAATCTTCAATAGTCATTACTTGTTTTAGAACTAATTGCTTCTCGAGCATCTTAGTAAACAATGCAGCAAATTTAGCTCTTAGACGAGATACAAAACGACTAAACTTCAATTCGTCACGAGTAACTTCTGTTGCACGTCCTAGTGAAAACAATGCGTCTGAGTTAAGACGATTTACTGGAACATTAAGTGTTTGGAAGAACTTCTTTTGAAAGTATAATACGTCATCCATCTGACCTAATGTTTGACCACCAGGAAGTGTTGTAACTTCTGTACCCTTACCACCATCACGACGTGGAATCCAATAGTCCTCAAGCATTGTCATGAACTTACGATCATCTCTAATGTTACCAGAGTCTGAATCATAAATGAGACGATTCTTGTGCTTTACCATAATTTCACGAACATATTGTTCGGCTTTCATCTTAGGTAGATTACCAACGTCAATATACCAAATACGACGTTCTGGCGCACGTGCTAAACGATAGATAACCAAAGCATCTTCAAGAGTACGTAATTGATTTAACGCCTTAATAGCTTTGTGAAGATATGACAACACCATAGTGCCGTTTGTGTCAGTTAAACCAGATGTAACGTGTAAAATAGCGTCTTTGGCAATCTTAAGACCAGTAGTTGTTGGTCCTACTGTTTTGTTGCCGTAGTTAAAACCTTTGTCGTTATAGATGTAATATTCGTTTTGTGTTCTGGTTATGACAGCTTCATTACTCTCGCCGCCCTTAACTCTTTTCTTAGCAACTTCACGTACTTTACGAATTTTACGTGGATCAATATAACGAACTTCTTTAATACCAGCTTTTGGATCTTTATCATCAATAATGACATGGTAATATAAACGACCATCAATATACCAACGACGATAGATTTCGTAGGCATGACGATTAAAGTCAAGAACATTTAAACAATTCTCAAACTCTTCACGAATAATCTTTTTAATGTTTTCTGAAATTTCCAATTGATCAAGATCAATCTTTACGATGTCTTTCTCATCAATAGCCATTGTCTCATTAACAATTTCGTCAACAGCAGCATCGCACTCTGGCTGTAATGCCATTTCGCGATATTTTGTAACAAGTTCTGCTTCTGTTCTAACTGTGCCGTCAAGATCAACGTAAGTACCAAACGATCCACCTGCTGCAACAACAAGTGCTCCGTCGTCTGTATCTTTTGGTGAAAAAGACGGAGCTGGATCAGCTTCTATTTTACGTTTGAATTCCCAGCCAAAAAGTTCTGCCATTTCTTTTCCTTCAAATAAAAGAGAGGCTAAGACTACTCAGCCCCTCTTCGAATTTTAATAATCTAATTCAAGAGGCTACCATTATATATTATAGACCAACTGGTGTAGTAGCATCACCGATATATGAGTTATTAAGCTCTGTTCCAGCTGTTGGTAACCAGTAGTCATAGCTGAATGTTACACCAAATGTCTCAAGTTGGTTTGTTGTTTCCCAATTGAGATCAATTGCGTCAACTGTTGATGGAAATGCGCCAATAATATCATAAGAACGGATTACATTACCATCTTTTGAATATTGAATAACGTTCATTGTGGCTTTGTAATCATTTTCTGTTGCATATGAATCACGTTGGTTTGCTTCTAACTTGTTTAGAGCATTTGACCACTTTTCAAACATTGAACGAACAAGAAAATCTTCGTCGTTCATTACTGTTACTGTCCAATCAGCAAATGTACGGTCGCCAGCTAACTTGATCATACGACCAAAGTAACCAACTTCAACTGTACCAACTGTTGCTGCTGGAAGTTGTGCTGCGCGGCAAGTGAAACGGAATTTTGTATCCGAACCTGAATCTGCCGCAACAAATGTTGGAATTGTAAGATATACTTCAAACAATGATGGACGGGCGCCACCAAGTGTAACGCCTTGCTGTTTGAAGCTGCTAATATTAAAACCTGATGCCATTTTTATTCTCTCCTTAGAGCTTTTATCTATTTATTAGAACTTGCCAACAATTTCAGAGAATTGAACACCAGTTCCAACCGCCACAAAGTTCAACTGAATAAAGTTGATCGAGCGAGCAGGTTTAATGTAGATGTCACCAACGAATTGGTTAGAGTCAACAACCTGTGGTGTGTTATTTGTGCCATCGCACACAACCAAGAAGTCTGTAATACCACGACGTCCTTGAACTTGGCGAAGATATGGTGTTACAAGGTTCTTAAACTGTGCTTGAGTAAATGCGTCATTGAACTCGAAGAGTGAGTACTTAGCAGCAGTTGAAATTGCTTTCTCAAGAACAATAAACAATCTACGAACGTTGATGCGATCAAATGCAGATGGTTTAGATTGCAATGTCTTATCACCATAAAGGATTGTACCTTGACCTGGGATAGAAATTACTGGGTTAATACCATTGCTATAGAGCAAGTCGCGCGCTGCTTGCTTTGGATTATAACGCATCTGAATTACATTGCTAATCTGGCCACGATTGAAGCCGGCAGGTGACCACCAAGGATCTCTCTGATTGTCTGTGCGAGCACAGAGACCAGCAATATCACCGTTTGTAGGTAGATAACGATTAATGTCATTATAACGATCATATTGATACTTATAACCTGAGTCAAGTACTGTATATGATGAGTCATGAAGAATGTCTCTCCATGCTACAAGTGCGGGTGATTCATTTCCTGGATTACTTGTTGAAACACCATCATCTGGAGTGATGAATGCAACACAATCTTTACGAATAGCGCAGATGTTATCAATAATCCAGTTTGCAAGTTGGAAGTTATTCACAGTGAAACCATTTGATGATGATGAACCACCAATTGGCTTACCTTGAAGGACTAGAGAGATATCTACATCTTCTGGTGAAGTGAATAAGTTATAACCAGCCGAGATTGTTGAAAGTGGAGCATTACCTTCTGAGTAACCATCTTGACCATTTATAAATGACATTGATAAAGGTAAGTTAGCTGATGAGGAAGCAACATTTACTGAAGGAGCAGATGCAGCACCTGAACGATCATTTGCTACCCAAACATAATTTGAAGTGTTATTCAATACTGTTTGGTAGTAATTAACGGTACCATCTGTATTCTTAGCATCTGTACCACGTGATACGTTAGTAAATGTCTCAAGGATAGTTCCAGGCTGACCAGTAAAGATACCATTCTCATCTTCCACAACAACGTGCATTGTATCAACTGCAGCCGAGTTACCAAACTGAGCATTATAAGCTGATGTTATTGGAGCTGAACCAGTTACGTTATAGAACTCCCAACGGCGTGTGATTGATGTGTTTATTGTACTATTAGCAATAAATTGTGTTCCAAGACGGAATGGATCATATGTTGAAATTGTAAATGATGTATTTGTTCCATTAATACTAGTACCACTAATTGCTGAAATTGATGCATATTGGAAACCAATTGATGAATTACCAAGAGCAATTTGATCACCAATAATAAAACTAGCAGCAATATTAGAAGCAAAATTACCTGTTGATGTTACATTGGCAGCTACTGATGTAACAGTTATATTAATTGTATTTGAACCAATGGTTGTTGTAAGAGAAGCTGATGTATCTGAGTTAGCAACTAAACTTACATTTGAAGAAAAAGCATTTACGCTATCGCAGATTGACACGCGAAGTGAATTGCCATAAGTACCACCTGGGAACTTAGCAATGTAAAGAATGTCGTTATCAAAAAGACCTTGTTTTTGTTGAAAATCTGTATTATTAAGAACAATAGCAGCATTTGATACTGAGCCAACATTAGCATAGGCATTTTTAGCAGCTTGCTGAGTATTTGATGATGTAGTATTAGCAGCGCGAACTACCCAAAGAGCATTTGTATAGCTTAGAAAGTTAGCAGCTGTAAAAAACGTTTCGGCATTATTGGAATTTGGCTTACCAAACGTGTTAACAAGTGTTGTTTCTGAATCAATTAATGTGCGAACACCCACTGGACCCCAGTTAAAAATACCTGCTATAGCGCCTACTGACGTGGCAACTGCAGGTACAATAGTTGTCAGGTCGATTTCTGTAACATTTACGCCTGGACTTAGTTGAGTTGGCATTTGGATTCTCCTCCCATGGAAAAAGGCATTTAAAATCTATAGATTATTTATAAAATCTCAGATTCTGCTTCTCCGAACATCCAATCATCAGATTTCGGTAACTCTAAGGCATCAAAATAATCATTACGACCGTCGTCAACGAATCCAAAAGGTGATAGATCACTCATAATTTCATCATCAGTTTTTTCTCGGAGTTTATTAAGAGTATTTATGTCA